ACAGGAAATACCTATCCAAGAAGCCAAATTAGCCGAACTAATTACTTTAGTCACCAACTATAGTTGTGGCGAAGAAAGCTGCGAAGAAGGTTCCGAGTCTATCGTTTTGGAATGGTCGGAATACCGAGAGCACCAAACCGAATTCAAGAAAGCGTCTACCTATCCCCACTCTATAGCAAAGGGGATAAACGCCGTATACGACATGAGCCCCTCTGAGAGAAGCGAAAAAGGAAAAGCCTCTCGCCAATGGGCTCTGGATAATTTTTCGGTGGAAGTAATAGGGAAGTTTTTTGAAGACTTTATTGATAACGCCCCTTCTTTAAATTACGATTTCAGCAAGGAAGAATCAAAAGAAGACAAAAAGAAAAACAACCCCGACGCCCTTATACCCAACATAGAAAGCGATTCTGAATGGGTTTTGGCTTTATATAAAAATATTTTAGCTACAGACACCCATGTCAACGATGATGGTTACAAGACGTGGATGAAACAACTTGAAAACAAGATCCCCCGCTCCCAAATAGAAGATTATTTTAGAAAAGTGGCGAGAGACCACAATCAAAAGTATTTTCCCGTAAAAATAGAAGACTTTCTGGACGAAGACGACAAAGGAAAACGTATGGCTTATGTGATGCCGGAATCGGCAGTGGATGTTTTCCTGTCAACCGCGCTGCTAAAGTCGATAAAAGCCAAATACCCCGACCACAACCTCTACTTCGTGACTAAACCTGAATACAATCACATTTTGGATGGAAACGAATACATCCATAAAGTAATCCCCTATAGCGCTCAATTCGACAACACCCCTTACCTCGAAGGCATCTCTTCTCACGAAGGATACTTCGAAATAGCCTTTACCCCTCATCTGACGAGCCAGCGCTTAAATAATTACATTCACAACGCAAAAGACAAAGTAAACAAGGAGGCCTTATGCACGTTCTAGAATCTTACGCCCTACAAAACGATTTAAAAATAGACAGGCCCTTCATACATGAAAAGTTCTTCCCCTTGGCGGTAGACAAATTCATAACTATTGACACATCCAACCTGAAAACCCCGGCGCTTACTTATAAGCATTGGCAACTTGTTGTGGATCTAATTTACGTTAAGCTTGAGGAGCAGGGGATTAAAATTATCCAACTAGGAAACAAAGACGACACCCCTATCCAGCACTGCTACATGGCCATAGGACAATGCAACTTTAACCAAAAATGTTATGTGATTAACAAGTCTCTTGTGCATATTTGCCCAAATAATGAGTCAATGCATATAGCTTCAGCCTTTAATAAAAAGTGTGTGGCGCTTTTTCCCAACAACTGCTTCCCCAGCCAATTCGCCCCCTACTGGAGTGAAAAGGAGCGGGTAAAAATAGTTTCCCCCGAAACCAAGCAAAAACCATCGTTTGACCCAAATGAGACACCGAAATCCATCAATGACATAAAACCAGAAAAGATTGCGGGGAAAATCTTAAATCTCGCAGGGATATTTACTTTTGTCCCCAGCTTCGAGACCTTACGAATAGGAGATTCATTTTATAACAAAAGGATGGAGTCCACCCTTGCTCATTTATTAGACCCCCAAAAACTTAGCGTTTCTTCCCTTATAGTGAGAATGGATTTAAATTTCAACGAGAAGGCGCTTAAAGCACAACTCGAGGCCTCTCCCTGCTCGGTTATCACAAACCAACCTTTCAATATGGAAATTTTGGATCAATATTCCAAAAAGATCGTGGAGTTGGTTTATTATATTGAAGATGACGATGTGGCGGGTGTGAATTTTATTGAAAAAGTCGCAGAGAAATCTATAAATTGTCTGTTAAGAAGCCGAGCTGTGGGCGACGAGCTTAGCGACCATAAGTTGGCATTTTTTGACCAAGGGTTAGTACATCAAGTACCCCGAAAAACTCGAGAGGATTTCGAAGAACTTAAAGGAAAAAAGAAGATTTATTATAAATCCAATCATTTTATAGTCCATAATAATTCTTTTTATATTTCCAGCGCCTCACTTCTGGCGGATGAATTTATCAACATGAGTATGGAAGATCCTGCTAAGCGTCAAAATAGTGGATTTCCGTCTATGGATCACGAACCTCAACCAATAATAGATGATCCGTTGTTCTGGGAAGAAGAAGAACATTTTCATTTCTTTGTCAGAAAATAGTAATGACATACTGCCACAATAAAAGAGGGTTGTTCGCAGGTCCTCCTTTCCGAGTGGTTGTAATCTCAAAGAACCTGCATATTTTAAGTGTTGACACGCCACCCCAATTGAGTTAGTATTCAGGACGTATGGGAACTACTGTTATAAATAAGCCTCCAACCACGTTCAAGCGTAACGAATACGGCTTGATGGAAGATAAAAACGTTAAATATATTTTTAGCGACGATGGATCTGTTAATTGGCGAAAGATGGTCAAGCCTGAGTTTCTGGTAGCCAATAGAGACAGAACCGATGAAACTGACATTTCCAAGCTTGAAGATCACGAGCTAATTATCCTTCTCGGAGGTTTAAAAGATTTAGCTAATATACGGGGTTACCATTCTGTCACCTACACGGTGACACACGCTTCTCCCGAATACGTATGTGTTTCGTGCTCAATAGTTTGGATAGGAAATTACGAGACTGAAAAAGGGGAGTCTGTACTTTTTCAAAGTGTGGCTGATGCAGGATTAAATAACACAGAGGGCTTCGGTCAGTTGTATCTTGCCGCAATAGCCGAGAATCGCGCTTTCTGCCGAGCAGTACGTAACTTCCTGCGTATCAACATAGTAGCCAAAGAAGAAATTAAAAACGTGAAGATATCAAAACCCAACCCAACGAAGAACTCAGCCTCACCACACATATTCCTAACCAACCTAATGAAGGAAAAGAAGGTAAATTTCGCCAGCATTAAGGATAAAATGGTGAAAGAAGCTGTAGACGGGGCGGATGGGTGGGGTTCTGTAAAAGACATTCCTCGTATCAAGATGTTTGAAATAATCGAACGTATGCAGAAAAAGTGAATCGAATGATCTCTTCGAAAGATGTAGTAACTTATACGATTCCTGATGAGGATTCGGATGGAATCCGGAAAAATACTCGACTGGCGATGATAGGGGGTACTTCTCAAATTCGTTCAAACACAAATAGAAAAAAAACTCTAGCGCATGATCAATTAGTGGGACAAATTTCAACCTATGCTGGATCTGTGGTCCTCACTGGCTCTCCTCGAGGTTACTGGGAAGCCAGAGACAAGGCCAATAAAAACCCCCATCAGGGTGACGGGGGCGTAGACATAATAGGTTTATCCAACGTTGACATCAAAGGAAGTTTGATGAGATATTCCCCAGACCCCTTACGTTATAGACTCCTTGTAAGGCCAAGAGAAAGACATGATGGTTGGATTTATGTTTTGGGGATGGTTCCTGAAAAACGTCCCTATAAGTGTCATCTAGTAGGATGGTCGTACGATAAAGACCTCCCCGAAACTCCCTACGAAGGCCGAATAGAGTCCCTTCACGGAGCATATCTTATCGAAGGCCGTCAGCTTAGACCAATGAGCCAACTGAAAACGCTTTTAGAGAAGTGAAAAAATTCACAATAAGTACAGCCACTCGAAAAAAAGCTGAAGAAAGAGCAGCCGACCTTCCTCTTCTTAATAATTCCATTAGAAAAGGGGAGGGGGCAGCAGTAGCCTACATTGGGGAAGCTTTAGTTTTACACCTCGAAGGGGGAGAGATTAAAGATACTTATGATTATGATTTAATAGATCGAAACGGGGTAAAAATAGACGTAAAAACAAAAGAGCGTAAAGTAGCCCCGCGATCCAATTACAATTGCACTGTCGCCGACTTCAATACTAAGCAAAAATGCGACAGATATGCATTTGTTAGCGTCTTAAATGACATGAAGACCGCGTGGTACTTGGGAAGCATTTCTAAAGAGGAATTTTATAAAAAGGCAATTTTTAGGAAAAAGGGAGAGCTTGATCCAGACTCTTCCCCTAATTATCCTTTTAAGTTTACAGCAGATTGTTATAATATTCCAACGTCAGAACTCGAAAATGGGTAAAGCAAAGGGAGCGGGTAAAGGCGATAGACCCCGAGGAGGATTTTCCCGCCGCTATAAGGACAATTATGATGTAATTAAGTGGGGAGATGCTGATAAATGTCCGAATGTTCCAAATGTAAAAAAAAGTTCGAAGAAACCGAATTAATGTGGGTCAAGATTAAAGAGAAGCTTGTGTTAATTTGTGATTTTTGTATAAAGGTAAAGAAATGAACAGGTTGGTTTTATTTATTTTCTTATTCGTTTTTGCAGATTTAAATGCCGCCAGCCTTGAAATAAAAGTTGTGCGTCAAAAGGTAGTCGAAGCCACGGGGCAACCCTACGGATCGCCGGGAGGCATCTACTTTGAAATAAAGGATGTAGATCCTTTTTTGCCTTACTGGATTCAGTACTCTCATGATTTTAAAATTTGGAAAGATTTATACAATTTCGGTAGCTTCGGAAATAATTTGACATCTCCCTTGTTCCATTGGGGCGAGCTTCCTCCGGAGAAGTGTTTTTTTAGAATTATTCAAAAATGGTGATAAGATTTTAATGTAAGGATTATCGTGAAACCAATTATCGTGAAACCTCCTAAACCAAAATCCCCCCTTGACGATCTCCTCAACCAAATAGACAAATGGAAGCTGGAAGCTGCCAGCCCCTACAATGATGGATGGACTCGACAGCACTACGAGAGAATGCTTGAGGAAGTCAGGGACAAGCTGAATCGGGCGTTGCCCGAAATAGAAAAAGGGGAAGAGCTAGACAATTATGATTAAAAGAAAAAATTATGATATCCTTCCTGAGGATTTTGAGGAAGATTACATTGTTTGGTTTTGGTAAAATGGTGTAATTACTATGAGTAATGGTGTTGGAAACCCTGTCTGCGGCGAAAGCAACCAGAGGGTTCACATTGATAGAGCTGCTGGTTGTCATCGCTATTATTGCGATACTGGCGGCTCTTTTGCTTCCGGCGCTGGGATCGGCTAAGCAAACGGGGTGGCAGGCCGCGTGCATAAATAACCAACGCCAACTCAATCTCGCTTACGTAGAGTTCGCAGCAGACCACGAAAACAGGTTTCCTTACGCCTCAGCTTGGGCTGGTGAGCCTACCGGCATGTGGGCATGGGTCGCTGACAGCATGAGTGGAAACGGCCTGTGGGGTCAAACTGACAGGCCCCTTTTCTTTTCTCCTTTGAAGCCTTACGCTGGCATGGGTATATATCATTGCCCCGGAGACAGGTCAACTGTTACGGTTAACGCTAAGACTATAAACAGGCCACGCTCTTATAGCATAAACCTTTTTGTCGGCGGTTGGTCGGGATGGCCTTGGCTGTCAGATACCCAATACAAAATTCATCATGAATATGATGATGTGGATAACCCTAGCCAACTGTTTACTTTTATCGAAATGCCGCCTCAATCCATTAACGCTGGAAACTTTAGAGTAGCGCCAACACTTAAAAATGGTGAGAGTTTTTTCTCCCAAGACTGGCCCGGGGTTTATCATAACAACGGCTCCGTTGTTTCTTTCGTGGATGCGCACGTAGAATTTAGGAGATGGTTAGAAGAGGATACTATAAATATATCATCCGACGCGATGAACCCGACAACTAATACCGATAAGATAGTAAGCCCTGACAACAGGGACTTGGCTTGGCTTAGACAAAGAGCAATTGTGCCAGACCCTAATACTCACAAATGGTATGGGGGAGGTCTAGGAGGCATAGGGCGATATAACAGGACCGGGAACGAGCGTAACGTAGATGGCAAAATATATGCTTCATGGGGTTGGTTTTGGAATGACTCATGGGGTAGTCATCCAACATGGAACCCTTACTGATGAAACATGGCCAAAAAAAGTAAACTAACCAGATCACCGCAATGGAGAAAGCATTTGCGCAAATACTGGCAAAGAGTATTTTGGAAGAGGGAAAGGCGAAATAGTAAGGAAGAATATAGGAAAGCCTTTACTCTAGTCGAACTTTTGGTTGTTATTGCTATCATCGCCATTTTGGCTGCGCTTCTTCTTCCTGCCATCAATAAGGCAAAATCTGTAGCTCAAAGAGTCACGTGTATTAATAATCAAAAACAACTACAAATGGGTCACATGATTTTCAGCGATGATCACGGTGACAAAATATTATATTCAAGTTCTTGGAAATATGAAAGATGCTCGAAGTATACATGGGCACCCGGTAGTTTGAATCTCTCTCAATATCTGAATCAAGCACAGTTTCTAAAAAAATCTCCCCTTTATCCTTACGTGGGTAAATCTGTTGGAGTATTTAAATGCCCGGCGGACAAGGACATGATCAGAATAACAAACAAGGCCGGTGAGTTAAGACAGATTTTTCCGCGTCATAGGAGCTATAGCCTAAACATTCACGTAGGAGGATGGGCTGGATGGCCAGTAGAAGATGATAAAGAGTGGAGAATATATCATAAATATAATGAAATAGAAAACCCTTCTAATATTTTTACTTTTATAGAAATGCCATTTGAGTTTATAAACGCTGGTTGCTTTCGGGTAGTTATGAACGAGGGTGCTCCTACCCATAAAGTATACGACATGGACGTTCCGGGGAACTACCACATTGATGGAACAGCACTAGCTTTCGCAGATGGTCATGTCGAAACCAAAAGATGGCTGGACGAGCGGACAAAAACTGCGCAAGGTAAATATTACATTGATGGTTCTAATTTCAAGTATGGAATAAGGAGGGCATATGGCAGCGTAGACGTAAAATGGCTAAAAGATAGGTCCACCACCAAAATAGAAAACTTCAAAGCTCAGAAATATACATGGTTCCCGTGGGTTCATGGGCTATCAAGACAAATGCGAAAATGGAATACGGGACATGACGGCTCATATGATGCTTATGTCCGTCATGGCCGAAGAGACTCATGGGGATGGTTTTGGAACGACCAATGGTAAAAAAATGTGTAAACAAAAAATGAGATGACAACCTCTCATATGCACTGTCCCAACCCCACCTGCGTGGATGATAATTGCCACGGAGAATGCCTGAAACAAAATGAAAAACCCGATGACTGCTGCGAAAGCAGTTGTGGATGTTATGAAGAAATAGAAGAAAACATAGCCTATTGCGAAGATTCTTAAGTGTAATCATTAGAGTATGGGGGACCTGCACATACTCGCTCAAAATGGTAACATAAAGGGAATAAGGGCCGCTCTTAAGAATAAGAGGGCATTTTTGTCCTTGGATGAAGACCTTGGCTGGAGTCCTTTGCATTACGCCTCTAACCGCAGCAAGGCGAAAGCTGTGCAGGTCATACTAGAAGGAGGAGTCTCTCCAAATATCAAAAGTCAACCGCCAAAAGGCCAAAAGCAAAATGATTGGAACCTCGCCATTGAGGAAAACAGCAATCAAAAAGCTTCTGTAGCTTACCCCATGGATGTTGCCGAAGGACCAAATCGAACTAAAATACTATCACATCTCATTAAAAAAGGGGGCAAGTTTTACGGGGGAGAAATGAATCTTCATCAAGCAGTTCAAATGCAAGATCTTGACGAAATAGAATCTCTCGCGGAAGACGAAAGTGTGAAAATAAACGGAAGGGACAATAGAGGTTGGATGCCCATCCACTACGCAGTTGAAGTAGGAAACAAAAAAATTTGTGAAATACTCTTCGAGCATAAAGCAAACCCCAACGGATCTTGTTATGGCGGTCAACTAAATGCATACGAGATCGCCAGCGACAACAACGATGAAGAACTTTTGGAGTATTTAAAATCAAAAGGGTGCGAAAAGAACCTCAACAGAAATTACAAAAAACAACCCAGTATCACGTCCACCGTGAAAGTAGGAAGCGATCAGCCAAAAGAATACAAACCGATGGAGTTCGCAGACGTGAAGAAAGAACCGTCCACCCTTTGGGGCAAAATGACCGAGTCAAAAGCCGATAGACAAGCTCGAGATACGGCATTACAAAAAGAACATGACGAAAGAAGCAAGCGGATACAAAAAGCCGCTGACGATGCTAAAAAAGAGGAGGAGCGCCTAAAGAAATCGAGGGTCATAAAATGGAAATGGGGAGAGGACCCATTTGCTTGTAAGGGTGACTCTATTACATACGATAGTCCTTGTGAATCTTATACATACTTCATGGATATCGTGGGGTATTCCAAGAAAAGCACCGCAATGCAAAAGCAAGTGATGGACGATCTTATAGCCATAGTCAAAGGGACAGAGGGCTACCAACAGGCCCAAAGACAAGGGAAGCTGATTGTTCTTCCTACCGGAGACGGAATGGCTCTCGTATTCTTTAACAGCGTTCACGCCGCTTTCAAATGCGCTGTTGATGTGGGTAAGAAATGCTATAAGAGCGCAGACATAGGTTTAAGGAATGGGCTTTATACGGGCCCAGTCGTGCCGGTAAAAGACATAAACAACAACCCTAATGTCAGCGGGCATGGCATCAACATGGCCCAAAGATGTATGGATGCCGGAGATAATGACCATATTTTAATTTCTAATGGTGTATATATGAATGTAAGCGAAATGGATATACCGGGACTCAAATTCGAAGATTGGGGGCCAGTTATAGTCAAGCACGGTTCCACCGTTCACCTACACACTGCGTATGGCCCTAATTTTGGAAGAACTGAATTTCCCGATTGGAGGGGAACAAAGAAGGCGGAATATAAATGAGCAGAACCATAAGAAACAACGTGAATTTGGAAACCGGTAAGCCGGAGAAGACAAGAGACAACAAACCGCGTTGTCAATGCTGCTGTAACCCGCGACATAGCGCGCACGGCAACAAAAAAGAAAAACTAACCATGCAAGAAAGAAGAATAGATGAATAAAAAAAACGAACCGAAAAGCTTATTTTTAATTGTCCTTACGGCGGCTTCGTTACTTTTCCTCGGATTGACTTACTCCTCCGAACCCCCTCCGGAAAGAGCTGAGATACCCTTCCCTCTGTTCGGGCATTTCTACCCCGAAATATCAACAAATATATCTTTTTCAATGCCGAATTTAAGATACGGGTCAGGAATAAGATAAATGAAACTGAACGGAGAAAAATTTTTCTATGTAGTGGGGTGCATAGCCCTATCACCATTTATCTTAAAAGAGTGTATCGTGATTGCGTTCAAATGGATAAGAAAAAAAATAAAAAAGAAATGAAGTGGTTTCCGGGCCATGACTTATTTGCAACCATAGTTATAGTAATAATTTTGGGGACAGTCATACTCATCAAGGCATGTAATGGCTAAATTGGTAGGGAAACCAACATGGAGGAATCTTTATTATTACCTAAGGCGCGAAATCAAAAAAACATGGAAAGCTTATGCGATAATAGCGGGGGGAGCCTTTTTGGGAATACTGCTTCTTATCCTTTGGATTACGTACTCTGATTGGATATTCAGATCAACATACAAAAATTTACTTAGATGAACATAGAAGCTATAACGCAAGAGGGGCAGACTATAGCGGTACATAAAGAAATAGAATCCGCACGACTAATGGAGTCCAAAGAACTAGAGGACGCAGACCGGGTAAAACAAATAGATGACGTGCAAGAATTTAACGCCCTAATGAATGCGGAAGTAATGGTAAACCAAGGCGGTTTCTTTGATTTATATGTATAAATGCGTTTGGTATCTCATTCGCCAGCAAGGAACGCTACCTTCTCTTTCGGCGAAAGTCGGGCTTTGGAATGCCTTTCCCAAGTCAGGAGCCCTTACCCGCTTCTTAGGGAAGTAAATACGCTTTGACCACGCAATCCTCTCGGTAAGGAGCGTTATAACCTTCCTTTAGTGAGGACGTTGGGTTTGATTGATCTCACCTCAGCTACGAACCCTTACGTACTTGTTCGAGGGAGTGACCGTTTGCCAAAGCTATATTTTCAGAGAGGACGGAATACCTCCTTTCAACAAACATAGTACTGCGATTTGTTGTCTCTATTCTCAGGAGGGTTCGCTTACCCTCTATTCAACAGAATAGTTTTTCATAGCCTTTCGACCAATGTTAATTGCACCAACTCTATGTGATTGATTTTCGTATTCACAATTAGTGCACTTAAATTCATCACCGCTTCTATTCTTTTCGCTCCGATCCCCGCACTTGGGGCACTCCCGAGAAGTATAGGCTGGATTAACGATTTGAAATGGGAACTTTGCTTTATCGGCACGACCGATCCAGTACTTCTTAAGCTTATCTTGTGAAAACGTACCGTTTGTTTGCCCTGTGGCAACGTCGTCATGGGCATATCCTAACTCGTTATCAATAATAAAGTTTTCTATTTCTTTCAGGATATCAAGATGTGATATTTCCTTCTTCAAGTCTTTGTGGCCCTTTATCCACTCTAATCGTAACTGCCTCCTACCGCCCGAGGTGGCTTTGTATTCTTTTTCTTCGAACGATACGGTGTGGTTTTTTCTTTCGTGGGGTTTAATTTCCAGCGTTTCATTTATTGCGTTCTGTATCTCCTTAAGCCTATCTTCTTTTTGTGCAATAATATCTGGTTTAGGAAAACACTCTATGCCGTTCATTGGCATATTGAACTGAAGCCAGTTAACCCTGCTTTTGTTGATGTCGGCGGCGAAAAAGCCTTGAGCTTCGTACAGGTCGTCTATTTCCAGTTTTACTATGGGGATAATGAGACGATGATCGAACATCATGTTTGCGGCCCACAGCGACGTGGTCAATTTAGAATCTTCGTTAGTCAGTTTAGCTTTTAACTGGTTAATAAAGGTTTCTTTATGAGTGGTAACACTTGTTGCGTTTAAAATATCCAAGTGGATATTGGTGTTATGGAGATCGCGAATAATTATCCTGTCTGTCTTGTCGCAATATTTAAAATAGTTTTTTTTAATATTTACTGACCTTTTCTTAAACTCTATGTATTTTGGAAACTTTTTGTTTCTTTTTCTGTAAGAAGCGTACCGATTAAGGACCTGTTCGATTAAGATAACGGGAAGACTTTTGTTTTCGCAGTCTTCGTATATAGCTTTGAACCAGCTTGAGTCATCTCTGGCTTGTGTTGGCTTGATGGTGGTTCCGTCAGAAAGGGTAATGTAACCATTCTGGTTACAAATTTTACTTATGATTCCCTCTCGACATTTTCTACCGACGACTCTGGAAGTCGCCCTGAGTTTCTTCATTACCTCCGGGGAGAAATTATCCATTAATCCTTCGGAGCCTACCTCTTTGTACCGCAACTTAACGTTGCTAATCTTTATGTGAGTTTTCATGTGACTACTACTTACCCCTTTTCCCTTCCGTTATTGGAAAGAGGGACGAGCCGCCCGCTAAATATATTCTTGACAGCCAGTCATTTTTTTTCTAAAAAAAGTTTCGTGAAGTGTAAAAATAAAAATAAGATGCCTACTAAAGAACAACTACAGGACATGGTGGAAGCTTTAACCACCCTGAATATTCGCAATCTGGACGAAGATGGGCGGGATGAAGCGGAATATCTCGTGAATGACATAATTATCTCTATCGAGGAATTAATGGACTTTTTTTAAATATCAACAGAAAATAACTGTATGTATGAGTACAGCGCGAAAGTTTTAAGGGTCGTAGATGGCGATACCGTAGATGTTTTGATTGACTGCGGTTTTTCCACCTTCAGAAAAGAAAGGGTCAGGCTTCACGGCATTGACGCCTATGAAAGTCGCACCAGAGACAAAGAAGAAAAGAGCAAGGGGCTAGCGGCAAAAGCTCGACTTCAGGAATTAATCAAAAATACCTCCCAAAAAGTGATAATTAAAACGGAACTGGACAAAAAGGGCAAATATGGTCGGATTTTGGGGGTTATTTGGGACGAAAACAAAAAGAAAAATTTTAACAAGATGTTAATTTCCGAGGGGCATGCGGTAGAATATTTTGGTGGAAAAAAATAATTTTAAGTTCAAAGCGTATTGTGGTGAAGAGGTGCCTCTGGATAAACTTTGCGGCTTTTTAAAGGAAAATTATCTCACCATCCTATACACCCGAGAGTAT